ATAGGAAGCCCTACTTTGTTGGATTCAACACTGTAGGACAGCCTTCCCCTCCCTATAACCTCAATAATATTGAATTAGTAAAAAGAGATATTGAAAATACATTTGCCACACCACTTGGGTCAAGGGTAATGTTACCTAACTTTGGCACAAGAATTTATGATTACTTATTTGATCCATTTGATGAATATACAAAGGGTGCAATTATAGCAGATGCGGTTAACGTCATCCAATCAGAACCAAGAGTAGAACTTGTATCAATTGATGCATTTCAAGAAGACCAGGCCTTAAATATTGTTATGGTTTTATTATTTAAACCCGAATCAATAACTGATAACCTATTTGTTATTTTTTCACTTAAAGATAGAGAGACTTTCTAATGTCAGAATCAATCCGCCAATCAAACCTTTTCGCAGGAGAGGATTATAAGAAGATTTTTAAGGCCTTTTCGTTTATCGATTATACTGCTTATGACTTTGACACATTAAAGCAGGCCCTAATTAACTATATTCAAACTTACTATCCAGAAGACTTCAACGACTATATTGAAAGTTCTGAATTTATTGCAATCATTGAATTACTTGCATATTTTGGTACAAGCCTAGCATTTAGAACAGATCTTAATAGTCGTGAAAACTTTATTGATACTGCTGAACGTCGTGAAAGTATTATCCGTCTTGCTCAGATGGTTAACTATGTTCCACGCAGAAATATTCCGGCAAGCGGATTGTTTAAGATTGCCGCAGTACAAACCAATCAACCACTAACAGATGCAAATGGCATAAACATTAACGACACAGCAATCTTTTGGAATGATCCAAACAATCCAGATTGGTTCGATCAATTTGTGCAAGTTTGCAATGCCGCATTCAGCACACTTAACCCGTTTGGGCGTCCAACAAAGAGTGGCACAATTGGGTCAATTCCAACTGATCTATATCAGCTAAACAGTATTCCTCGTCTAAATGTCACATATCCTACATCTGTTACAGTTAGTGGACAAGAATATCCAATTGATGTATGTAATCCAGATTTTGTTACAAATGAAACAATATTTGAGCGTGATCCAGATCCTGCTAATGCATTTAACTTTATCTATAGAAATGATAGCTTAGGGGTATCATCATCTAATACCGGATTCTTCTTATATTTCAAACAAGGTAATCTTCTAAATATCGATACCAACTTTGAATTTCCTGTTCCTAATCGTGTATTTCCGATTGATATTCAAAACATTAATCAGGACGATGTGTATGCCCAAGAGACTGATGGCAGCGGTACCGTTATTAACAAATGGGTAAAGGTTCCTGCACTCGCTGGTGAAAATGTTATCTATAATAGCATTCAATTTGCTGAAAGAAATATATTTGATGTAATTTCTGGTGCAAACAATAATGTTTCAATACGTTTTGCCGATGGTAATTTTGGTAATGTACCAACTGGATTGTTTAGATTCTGGGTTCGTGTAAGCGCCAATCAGGCCCTTGTAATCCGTCCAGATGATGCACAAGGCCTACAAATCAATATTCCGTATATTGGATTTGATCAGCAAGAATATGTGTTACGCATTGTTTTCAATCTCGAACAAACAATCGGTAATGCTGCACCTTCCGAAACAGACGAACAGATTCGCCTTCGTGCCCCAGAGGTATTTTCAACACAATCAAGAATGGTTAATGGTAGTGATTATAATGTCTTACCACTTGTGTTTGGAAATCAGATTGCTAAAATACAGGCAATTGACAGAACATATAGCGGACAAAGCCGTTACATTGATTTAAATGATCCAACCGGATTTCACAGGGATCTAATTATATTTGGCCAAGACGGGGCATTATATAGAGATAATCAAAATGTATTAGTTGAAGTTATACAAGACTCATCCAATGCTGGAACAATCGAAAATATCCTAATTAATACAATTCAAGAAATGCTTAGAGATCCACAGGTATCTGAATTTTTCTATGATGAATATCTTCCACAATTTGAAAATACGATTCGTGTGAATAAACAACTACCGGCCGACCCGGGATTCTCACTATTGGATCTAAGTAATCCGTTTCAACTTCCTCTATTTTGGAAAACTAGTCCACAGAAATTTAAAAATGACACCGGGTTCTTTACAAATTCTACAATATCAACTGTTGCTGTGGGATTAGTGAACACATTAACCTCACTTAATCCCGATACAGCTAACTTAAATGTTTACCAACCCTGGGAATTTATTACCTCTGGTTCAGTATTAGAATTTGTAAATCCTTTAATTCCATCAACACTAAATTCAACATCGGTTCGAAGTGTTATTCAGAATGGAATTCCGTTGATTATTAATCCATTAAATCCTTATGCTAATATAGGGCCAGTTGAATTAGGTGTTGAGGAACAACTTAATTATCAGGCAGTCAGAGTATTTCCGATTTTTAGAAATGACTTGAATACTACAGAAATTGCCGAGATTGTTATTGCCATCGATAATGGAATTTCATTCTGGCTTTATTATGATCTATTAACGGACGAGTGGCATACATCTACTGCTGCAACACCGGGATTAACAAATCAGGCAGATCAACCATGGGTATATGCACCACCTATCGATGATGGATTACCAACAGAAGAAATTTATTCAGATTGGGCACCTTATGCAGCCGGTGGGTTATTATATGTAAGCATTGCAAGTAATAACGAGCTTGGTATTACCACATATGATTTGACTGCTCGCGGTCGTGTATATGTTTTTGAGTCTTATAGAGATGTTCGCTTCTTTTGGGAACCGGGACAGGTTGTTATTGATAATTCAACAGGATTAGCATTAGAAGATACTATCGAGATTATGCCTTTTGTTAATACAAATAGTTCAATTGACAATAATCTACCACCGTCGCCCATTCCAAATCCACAGAACGCATTCTTAAGAAAACAGGTACCGTTTAATATTACAGGTGTGTTCACCCAAGTTGATGGTTATGTTGATACCTCAAAAGTTGAAGTATCACTAATTGATAATAACAATGATGGTATTGCTGATAATCCAGACGGGTTTAATCAGATTGTGTCGCCGGAAGATAGAATTGTATTTGAATTCTATAATAACGAAGTTACCGGATATCAAAGTACCCGCCCATGGATTACAAATTGGGCAACTACAATGGCAAATGTTGCAACAGATTTATATGTTTATTTTCCTGTAGACTTATTTGATAATACTCAACTTTTTAGCCCACCGTTTATTTCTAGCGTGTTGCTCGTAGGCGGAACTGGTCCAGGAAGTCAATACGATCCACCACCAGCAACAACAGTTTACATGGATAGTGCAGATTTAATTTTTGTGAATAATATATCACAGATGCTCTTTAATTCGATAGCGCCAGCAACCCAATCCATCGCAAATCAGATAACTGCATTTTTCAATGGTCCAATTCCGTCACAACTTATATTCTTTCCATGGTTAGCCGGTACCACCACTGTTGTTGATAAGTCAAATATCCTAACAACATATTTTATAAATAAATCATTCCTAATTTCTAGTATCAGCCCTCCAGGATTTGGTGTATATTATTCTTTTGATACCGGGACATCGGCAAACTTAGTTACATACCCTACCGGACAAACATTTATTACACTTCTTGACAAATATCACTTTGATAAGAATGGAAAGGTATTTACACAGAATACAACAGTTGCAGAAGATGAGAGATTACCATTATACTTTAAGTGGAGTCATTATTCTCCAATTGATCAACGTGTTGATCCATCGCCAACTAACATTATTGATATGGTTGTTATTACAGATAGTTTCTATAGAGATATGTTAATTTGGAAAAATAGTAATGGTAGCATTATTGCTATGCCAGAACCACCAACAACAGAAGAATTACGTATTCAATTTCAATCGCTCGATCAATATAAAATGGTTAGTGATTCGATGATTTGGAATTCTGGATCATTTAAGATTCTGTTCGGTCCGCAGGCTGCATCAGAATTGCAGGCAACTATTAAGGTTGTAAAGGCACCATCAACAAGTATTAGTGATAACGAAGTTAAAACAAAAGTAATTCAAGCAATTGACACCTACTTCGATATTAGAAACTGGGACTTTGGTGAGAAATTCTTCTGGTCAGAATTGTCAGCATTTATCCATCAACAATTATCGAGAATTATTAGTTCTGTTGTTATTGTCCCAAGTAGTGCCAATTCACAATTTGGTAATTTATTTGAAATTATAGCAAGTCCAACAGAATTATTCATGTCTACTGCTACAGTAAATAATGTACAGATTGTAGCAAATCTTACAGACCAGAATCTTCGCGTTTAAATAGGTAGATAATTTCATTGATAAATAGTAGGTAGATAATATCACCTACCACCGGACCATACATGACTCAGTATATTAAGCGACTTCCAGCAGTTTTTCAGACTGTAACAGAAAAGAAATTCTTTGATGCAACTTTCGATCAAGTCTTTTCAAAGAAGGATAGCGATATGCTGGCCGGATATCTTGGCCGTCGAGATCCAGGTAGTTATAATCCAATTACCGATTTCTATCTACCGGAACCATCAAAGAATAGAACATGGTGGCAACTTGAACCTACTGCCTACGCACGCAATGCCGATACTACAAAATCAAATATATTCTTCTATGAAGATCTTCTCGAGAACATAGAATATTACGGTGGCAATACATTAAATCAAGATAGATTATTCGAATCTGAATATTATAGTTTTGGTCCTCCTATTGATTATGATATGTTTATTAACTATCAGAATTATTATTGGGTTGAACAAGGTCTTGCTGTCATTAATATTAGTGGTGTCCTAGCATCCGAGATTATTGGACAACCATCCTTTACTACAGGTCCATTAGATATCCCACCTAATTTCACATTGTCAACAGGAATGACTATATCATTGCTTGATGATCCAGATTATGTTGAACCACATATTGTTGAAAACTTCGGTGGATGCGAGGGTTTAGGCCTTGTACAGAAATTTCCAGACGTTACTGCTGGGACACTTTTTGAATTTCTCCCATGGGATGGAGATATTGAATTATCTACAGGCAGAGTAATCCATAATGAATTTTGGAGTATTAACCCGTGGGAAACTCAAGCATCACCGGGCAATGGCGATTATATTACAATCGAACGCGGTGCATTAGATAGGAACGCCTGGTCGAGAACTAATAAATGGTTCCATATTGATGCCATTAATAAGACTGTTGCAATTACTGGAACTCCTTTTCCAACAACTGCTTCAAGGGCACTTCGTCCTATTATTCAATTTGTTGCAAACATCCCGCTCTACAAGTCTGGTACACAGTTTAGGGAAACTATTAGTTATGGTTTCGGGACCGATCTTGCCGCGCAACCAATAACCCTAGCTCAGTTTAATGGACAACCAGTAGCAGCAATAAATCTAGCATATAATATTGAACTAGCCGATCTTGATTTAGTTTGCTGGTTTGATGATGTACTATCCAACAATTATATTTGGGAAGTTCATGTAGATGGGTTTGGAATACTTTCTTTTACACAATGGACCTCTGTGGCAACCCCTGTGCTCGAGGGCGATATTGTGTTTATTGCTGAGGACGGTCCATACAATTCTTCACAAAGAGGTCAGACCTGGTACTATGAGGCCGGCATATGGCAAGAAGTATTTAATGAAAAGATTACAACTAATCAACCTCCGTTGTTCCTATTATACGACCATAATAATGTTGAACTTGATGATCCAATTACATATCCTGGCAGCACTTTTAGAGGCAGTAAGATTTTCTCTTATAAAGTAAATCAAACACCTGGCGCGACTGTTGATCCAGTATTAAAATTTCCAATTGTCTATACATCACTAGGACAGGCATCAGACATTATTTTCCAAAACAATCTAATTACGGATAGATATACATATAGCGCAGCATTAATTCCAATTGACGGATATTATTACTATAATGTAATTACTGGTCCAGTGCTTTTTAATAACTGGAATTTATATGATATTTGCGATTGCGATAATATTGTAATACCGCCGCCAGCTAATTGTATTGAGTTAAGCAAACAAAGAGTTATTGATAAATTTGTTGTTGGCTTTGGATCTGAATTTAGTTTTAGGCTAAGTGTTACTCCTTACGGTTATGAAACAGTTAACGGTACAATACAACCTCTTGCAGATATTGTAGTATCTGTCAATGGATTAGAAGTTAAGAACGAAGCTGGCGGATATGAATTTACTGAAATTAATAATCGTATCTACATAGACCTAACAGCATATCTAACTAACTTATTATTAACTACACAAAGTCAGCCACCTGTTGTTGAAGCTCAAACTTATACGCACGGATTACTAGATCCTGCAGAACCTGGATATTTTGAAATCCCGCAACAACTCGAAGCCAACCCAACGCAACTTGAAATTTCAGAAATTAGTGGAAGCGACCTAATTCAGCAGTTCTCTTCTATCATTTCTAATCAAATTGGATTTACTGGTTCGTCGTTTGGTGGAATTAATAATTATCGCGATTCTAGAAAAAATAGGACTGTTGGTTCGTACATTCTACAGAATCTTGCACCAGCTCTAAAGTCGATGCTTGTATCATCAGAAGATGATCTAGATTTTATTAAAGGTGTTCGTTTTAGTTCCGACGAATATACAAAATTTAAGAATAAATTCCTAACGGTTGCATTGCAATTAATCAATCAGGGATTTAATCCACTTCAGTATTTTAATAATACAATTGATATTTCTGCGTGGGTTGGAGAAATTCTTCGCATTCTTAATGTTTCAAAGGAATTTTCAAATGCGTTTGCATATTCATTCATGGCAGCACAAGGTACACCATCTCTATCAGAGAACATTATTATACCACTTAGTGGCCTTGTAACACTTACTAATTATGTAGATTTATCCAACCCTAGAAATATTGTATATTTCTATGATATTACGACTGCAACTCAAAGAATTCTTACTGTTGGCACAGATTATGATATTGTGGGAACAAATTTAGCAATTGATGTTCAATTCAATATCGCTACCGTACCACCGGGTAGTATTGTTTATGCAGCCCTATATCAGAATCCTGTTCCAACCTATATTCCATCAACACCAACAAAGGTTGGCGCATGGGGTGCATATACTCCACGCATAGAACTTGATGCAACTTATGCTATTCCAACAGACGTTATTATTGGGCACGATGGATCAAAGACAATAGCGTATGGTGATTACAGAGATAGTCTTCTTCTTGATTTAGAAACAAGAATTTATAATTCTCTACAACAAAAATTCCGTAGTGAATATTATATTCCATTACGTCTTGAATCTGTGAAATCGGGTTTCTTTAGACAAACACGTTATTCACATGATGAGTATTTAGAAATTACAGAATCTTATCTAAATAAATGGTCTGCTAAAAATAGAGCAAATTATAGAGTAAATGATTGGCCAACCTCAAGCCTTACAACACCAGTAGGTGAATTATGGAAGTTGTATAATTACCGCCCCGCAGCCACGCCAACTGTTTCAGCCACACCCTTACCGGGTAACTGGAAAGGTATTTTCCAATACTATTATGATACATATTATCCAGATACTAGTCCATGGGAGATGTTAGGTTTTAGCCAGAAACCATCGTGGTGGGAATTCGAGTATGGTCCCCCAGTTTTGAATATAGCCGGTCAGGAAGTTTGGACTTCTCTTGCAGCCGGTAATAATATTATGTGGGCCGACTTAGAATTTGGTATTATTCGTCAAGGCCCGACAGCCATCTATGATCCTGTTAGCCTGCTGCCACAGGAACAAGCTATGTGGGCAAGACCAGGATTATCATCGATTGTTCCTGTTGATATTTTTGGTGAAATTATTCCTATTATTACTTTATTTGGTCTCCCATATTCTGGTAACCCATTTGCACCATTTGATCATTTTGATGATCCGTGGATTTATGGGGATGGCAGTCCAGTTGAACAAGCATGGATGTCAACTTCGGGATATGCATATAGCTCACAAGAATTCTTATATCTAATGAAGCCAGGTCCGTTTGGTGAATTGCTCTGGGATACCCTTGGCACAGAATTGTCCCCAGGCACGATTACAGATCCATTATTATTGCCAGGAATAGAACTTCCCGTAATGTCAAATAAGAATTGGCAATATGTGCAAAATACCACATTTGCATATGATGATCCATTCTTTGCGTGGATGCGTCCAAAGAATAAGGATCAAATTGTACATGCTGAAATTGTCGACGGAGTTACTGAAGTTAGATTTGGATATCAAGTTTGGATTAGTGATAGAATTCTTTTCCTTGGTAAGAGCATTGCCGATACCTTTGGTCAAAAAGTTAGAACACTTGATGTAAATTTAGCAAATAAACTTGCAGGATTTATCAACAAAGATACAACTAATACCTATATCTCGTCTGTTACACCGGGTGCAAATACAAATACACTAATTATTCCATCAACAAATTTTGATGTATTCTTACATAAAAGCCCGGTAGTCGATACATATTCTTACAGCGGTATTATCATTCGCGCACTAATAGATGGCACATTTGTTGTTTACGGTTATGATTTATTGAATGCTGAATTTATCACGTTAGATCGAACTACTAATAAACTCATTGATATTACAATTGGTGGAACACCAGTCGAGTTTAGATACTTTGAGTCTGGGGCTACATATAACCAGGGTGAAATTGTTAGATATAATGGTGTATATTACGAAAGCCTTGTAACGCAAACAGTTCAAAAATTTATAGCATCTGGATGGCAGAAACTAAAGGGTCTCCCAACTATCGGCGGTGTATCTGTAACTTATAAGCCCATATCTGCGGAAACTATTACAAGATATCCTTATGGTTCTATTTTAAAGAATACGCAGGAAGTATTTGACCTTATGATTGGCTGGGGTGCGTATCTTGAAACGCAGGGATGGCAGTTTACAGACGTAAATCAGGATACAAATATTCTTAACGATTGGCTATCTTCTGCTAAACAATTTCTATTCTGGCTGAATACAAATTGGGCACCTGATGCTTCAATTCAATTAAGTCCGCTTGCTAATTCAGCATCATTGATTGTCAAGAGGGGTTATCCAAACGATGTTGAATCATTGTCAAACGGTGTATATAGTATCCTGGACAAGTTTGGTGTAGCAATTCCACCTAATACCACAACTACCGACCGAGACGGTCCGCTCATTACAGTCGC